CAACCTCCATACATTCCGCAAACGTCATCTCCCGACGCCTCGCTACCATCTCCCTATTTATCTCCACCGCTCTTGGCAACGTTGCCATGAAGGACTTGTTCATTTGGTAACTTCGTCGTTTTCGCCAAAAATATCCCCCCCAGGGGTCTGCGTTTCTGAAGGTGACGGGGGGTCTTCCGATAAATGAGGGGAGGGTTCGTGGGGAATAGTATGTATATGCGAGCCGGAGTCCCATTCTGCATCTTGGGGTGTGGCCCCAGGGTGGGGTTCGGGGCCGGACAATTCTTCTAACAGCGAATCCGCATCGACGTCCACCGCATCAGCCGATCCGAGCATCATCGTTTTAAGCTGGTCCAGGATCTGCGCCCTGATCTCGCCGGAGTCCTTAACGTGTTCGACCCGCTTGGTTTCCCTGAACGCATCGACCCCGACCAATTGACCAATGGCTCGCACCGCCTGGACCCGAACCGCGCCCTTTTCTTCGACGCTGGTGGCAATTTCTGCCAGGGTAGAGATGACGATTGACTTCAATCCAGCGGCAGAATGCAACGCAGCTAGCTCATTCGCCCGTTCTATTCGTTCTATTTCCCGCTGTATTCCCTCGTGGTGCTTTAGCGCACTTGCATGGTTCCCGACTGTTTTCGGCTTTCCCTTCGCGTTATACGCTAGCCGGTAAGCATCAGCACCGGTATTGCCTAGTGCTACAGCTTCGGCAAATCGTTTTTGCTTAGCGGTTAGTGTGCCTTTGGGAAGGCGCATAGCCTGTTCTATTCCCTTAGCTTGTACTGTTTCCCTGATGGCTTTGCGGTTCATAGGCTGCTGCTCGCTCTCGCTCGCTGGTAACAATCACGCGCCCGAAGATACCGGAACAAATGCGGATAGTCAAAACCTATTGATTCTCACCCACCTATTGCAATGCAATCGATACCGCTGCATCGATTAAAAAATACCATGCAGAAACCTATTGCATAGCCCTTGACTTATGTATTGCATCGACTAATATGCCTTCCATGCGCTGCGCCCTGCAACGCCCTTCTGGAGATACGCCATGAAACGAACACACATCAAAGCATTCAACGAACTGAAGAAACTCGGTTGCCCTGTATTCGTTCACCACTCTGCGCCGGACTACTTCGACATCAGCGCAGAGGACAGCAACAGCTACCAGTGGGCCGACTACTACTCAGGCGACTACAACGAAGGCTGGATTTTCGGCACTCACCCGACACTTGACGCAGTACTCCGCAAGCATGGCCTGTTAGCTGAATGGGTGAACCCTGCCCACCTGCGCGTATACGAAGCCTGATAACCCGACCCGCCCGCTTCGGCGGGCTTTACTGGAGCCCCGACCATGCAAACTTTCACCTACGAACAAATCCGCAGCATCGAAGATACCGCCGGCCGCCTGTGCAGCGTGGCATTCTCACTCAGCAAGCGCGACTCTCAAGAATACAGAGATGCGGTAAATCTAAGCGAGATTGTTTGCCGCTTGCGCCATGCCGCCGATGTTATGCGGTACGACCCAGAAGCCGCTGAACTCATGATGATGAGCCTGATTCGCCCACTACAAACCGCCTAAGGAGCCCCGACCATGCGAGATTATTTAGAAATCGACACAGTACCGACCGAGGAAGATTGCGCCCAGGTGGGTGCAGCCGACTATCACGCCCGCGCCCGCCGCGAAGCCCGCGCCTACATCGGGCAAATACTGCGCCACTACCCCGAGCCGATGTTCGGCGATATCACTATCAAACGAAACGCGCACGATTTCGGCGAGTACTTGTCAATCCAAATCCGTTTCGACGACGACGACGAACAATCCTGCGCGTGGGCTTTTGATATCGAAGCGGACCGACTCGGCGTACTGCGCGAATGGGATGCAATCGCCCGCGCCGAGCTTGGATTACAGACCACCTAACCCGACCCGCCCGCCCAGGCGGGCATTTTCTGGAGATACCGCCATGCACTACGAAACCATACACACAACCGAGATAGACGGATTTGAAATCCGGACCCAAGTTGCTCCCGATTACATGCACCCGCGCGATTGTTTCGATGTTACCGCCGATGATATCGACCAGATTTGCCGCGATATCGAAGCCGCCCGCCTTGAATGGTTTATCGCCAAAGTATCCGCGCACAAGGCCGGAGTCGAACTTGCCGCCGATTATCTGGGCGGTTGCCTGTATTCCGATGCGCTGCAATTTGTCCGCGATAACGACTACTACGCCGACATGAGCGCGACTGTTATTGCTGAAGCAAAAAACAAAATTCAAGAACTTGCCGGAGCCTAGACCATGCAAACACTCGCCGAACTCATAGCCGGAGCAATTGGCTTTTTGATAATGTGGGCTTTTCTTTTTGCTTTGCTTTCATTCTGACGAGGAAACCATGCACCGCTTGAATGACTACTACGAAGAAACCATCGCCGAGCATTTCCTGCCCGCGCTGATTAACGACGACTACACCGGACTATCCGACCCCGAAGCCGCCGAGCTTGATGCTTTCCTGATGACGTTCTGCGCCCTGCCGGACTTGACTATCAGCACCGCCGACGACGAGCCTAGCTTTGCCGTTGACGCTGTAACCAGGCTGCACGCTAACTGCTACACCATCAGGTTTTATTTCACCAACTACGCGCTCACCCCGCAACAGCATGCCTTAGACCTAAATTAACCAGGAGTTCAGACCATGTACACAAATCAAAAACAAATTCGCGTCGCCTTTTTCGAAGCTTTTCCAGACCTGCCACGCCGCCGCCACCGTTATAACTGGACTCAGTCCGACCGCAGCGCAGAGTTAATTCACCACGTTGATACCCGCTGCGCTTTTGTCAATTTTCTTGACAGTCTGCACCGCGATGGCCTGATATCCGACGCACTCGCTCAACGCGCGACCCTGGGGTGAGATATGAAAATTCACTTCATCCCAAAATCAGCAAACCGCAAGACCGGCGACATACCGGTGACCTACAGCGAGCGCGACACCTGCCCGCCTACATGCCCGCACTACAGATCGGACTGCTATGCCGAGGACTATTACACCGCGATGAATTGGAACAAAGTTCCGACCAGGGGCGCATCATTAGCCGACACTTGCGAGAGCATCGCCGCCCTGCCGGACCGCCAACTCTGGCGGTTTAATGTAGCCGGTGACCTACCAGGAAAAGGCGAAACGGTGGACCCCGCCGCCCTGGGTGAGATTGTCCGAGCCAATATCGGAAAACGAGGATTCACTTTCACGCATAAAAAATCCGACGATGCGATTAAATGGGCTCGCCATGCGAACGAGTGGGGCTTTACTGTCAACCTATCCGCCGACGATGCCGGTGAAGCGGACAAGCTTGCCGCGACCGGCTTGCCGGTGGTCTGTATCGTGCCAATGGACACGCCCGAACGCACCACCACCCCAGAAGGCCGCGCAATTGTGGTCTGCCCCGCGCAGACCCGCGACGATAAGACCTGCAAAACCTGCGGACTATGCGCCGCCAGTAACCGCAAAGTAATTGTCGGATTCAGAGCGCATGGCACACGCGCCAAGCAAACCGACCAACGCGCCCGCCGAGTTATCCCTATTCAAACCGCCAACTAACAGGAGATCAGACGATATGAAAATCACTATTCGCGCCGACAAAAATTATGGGGTCCTAACCTACTACCCCGCTTGCCCTGCCGCCGAGATATTCGCCCGCATAGCCGGAACTAAAACGCTAACGACTCACACGCTGCGCGACATCGACGCACTCGGCTACGAAATCGAGATCCAGCAGACCACGCCGAAAACATTCCGCGCACTAGCCGCTTAACAGGAGATCAGACGATGAACACATTAACCAATGGCGATTACAAAACCGCAGACAAATGCGACATCTGGATAGACGTTCGCGGGTTTAGCGTTCGCCTACTCACCACCGACGAGGGAATAATCGTCGACGTTTTCAACGCCGAGCAACTACGGACAGAGCCGCATGCCGAGCCGGTAGCGTCGACCTACGCATTCGATCATGAATTAGCCTGATAGGAGATCAGACGATGACCAACTACCAGAGAGCCGTTGAAACATACGAGCGCGGCGGGCAATACGCCGTTTACACGGCCGTTCTATCGGGTGAATTGATGGCCGATTGCTGGAGTCCATGCAGCCCTTGCGAGGATGAAACGCCGCACGAAGATGGCACCTGCCTAGTATGCGGAACCAACAACTAATAGGAGATCAGACGATGAACTTATACCGCTTTGAATGTACCGTATGGGTACAAGGGACCAGCCCCGAGGATGCAGAAAAGCACCTGCACGATGAGGTGGACTATCACTTCGGCCAAGACAATAACCTGATCGCGCTGGAGTCTGGCAAGGCGCGGCTAGTAGATCAAGTGCTATCCTGCGCCCATGACTAGCAAAAAAATGTTCACCCTGTACCTGATCGAAAACGACGAGGGTCAGGTCAGGGTGATTACCGACTACAGCGGAGAAGGCGACCGCTGCCTTGCGCTGGGTGTGGAAATCATGCAGTCGCTTGCCATGATCCAACCCCATACAGGCGGCGGTTTATCCTTCGTTATGCCGAGCCAAACCGATGTTGAGCATTGACTGGGTCAGGCTTTGGCTAAACCCGAACAATCCAACCCGACGATGGTAGTCGTTAGCATCCTCGCCAACTTGATCAGACATCCAGATGGGCCAGCCTATTTCCTCTGCCGCCTTCTGCCCTGTGCCAGACTCGTCGTTATCTGCAATGACCAACCCCTGCTCTAGCCCCTCTGCTACGCGCACCATGTTGCCAGCCGAGAAGCAAACATGAAGTGTGTACCTGCGCTTCAATTGTTTCATGGCTGCACGAACGGACAGCGCAGTCGCGTACCCCTCGCACACAATGTTTACGCCCTTGTTATCGAAGGTAAAGGTCGCGCCGCTTGTGCGTTGACCATACAGAAACTTCTTCGTGCCATCTTCCCAAATCTGCTGGACCCCGACCAGGCTTTTACCGCAGCGCATCGGTATGAGAAGGACAGGCTTGTTGTCGATCCGAAGAACGCTACCCTGCTCATCAGGAAACCCCTTGCTTGCAAGGTATTCATGGGTGCTGTACCCGCTGTCATTCAGCATACGCACCGCTTTGCCGACAGCCTCGGTCGCCAGCTTCTTACGCTGCTGATCTGCCTGCGCCTGACTGATGACGATGGATCGTATATCCAAGTTCAGACGGTCGATTGAGTCAGGCTTCCACAAACTGGTGACGGTAGATAGTGCATGGTTCTGCACGAACCCATGCGTACCCATGTATTTGCACGCGCCGTTGCGCTTGCGCGGGTGATCCTCTGTTGGATACCGCTTCCACACGCCGATCTCTGGCAGCTCGTTAATGATGATGCCATGTGACCTGGCAAATTGAATGAAGTCCATCAACCCCTCCCGATTGATTTCATAAACTGCTTCAGCTTCTTATCGATGAACCGCTTGGTTTCCGCAGTCACCATCGCCGGTGTGTTGTCGATCAGACCTCTCGGCCAGACCCCAAACTTGTCGCGGTATGTATGACTAGCCCGACCCTTCGACCAGCCCTGATAGCGCATGAGCCAGACCATCTGGTTCCAAAAGTCCTGCTTACTTTCGCGCGGCATCCCGTTAGACAGCTCGACCATCTTGCCATCCACCTCTGTCACCAGATTCTTGCGCTCACGAACGTGGCCGCAGTTGTAGCAGGTGTCACTACCAGACGGCCAGAGCGCAGCACAGACGGGGCATTTGCTTTCTTTCTTCTGTCGTTCAGACGGCTCTTTCTTTGCCTTCTCTTTGCCATCTTCTAGCTTGCTGACACCATCCTCGAACAGCTCATCCCAATCCTGCCGGAACCGGAGATAGTTGCCGCTGTGATCCAACCAAACGGCAAACGGCTTGGCCTCTGGATTGTGTACGTTGGCACGCATCACCCTGCCCATCTGCTGCACATGAGAGGAGAACGACTTCGAGAATGGCCGAGCAGATACGCCGATCTGCACATACTCGTTGTCGAATCCTTTGGTCAAAATGTCACACGCTATCAAGCCGATGATCTTACTGTCGGGCTTGGCAAAGTCTTCGATGACCTCGCGCTTCCAGTCCTCGTCATCTTTGTAGGACAGGCTGACAAAGTTATAACCAAGCGCCTGAAACTTGGCTGCAAGGTCAGCACCATGCGCGACACCAGCTGCGAACACCACCGTCTTGCGCGGCTCACCAAATATCTCGCGGGTTTTCTTTGCCCACTCGGTGACAACATCACCGGTAATCTTCATGCCGCGCTCGGTCGCATCAGCCTGGCTCCACTCG